CCCGCAGCCCCACCTCCCCCATTATTTGTCGGAGAGAAAGAAAGAAACTTAGTTAAACAGGTGAACGACGAACTCATAGAAAGAGTCGTCGGACAACAAGTAGTCTACTATCCAATAGACAGAAACATAACACAGTACAGCGACATCTACGGAGAAGCAATAGAGAAATCATTTCTTCCACCAGTCCGTGTCTACGCTCTCGTAAACTTTGAAAGCATTCAGACAAAAGCAGACGACGCAAGTGGACTTGATAAATCAAGCAAGATAACCGTCAACTTCCACAAACGCAGACTAACCGAAGATCAAGACTTGTTTGTCCGCGAAGGAGACTTTGTTCTCTACGGTGGACTGCATTATGAAATCTCAACGCTCTCTCAACCAAGAGAACTATTCGGACAAATAGATCACAAGTTCGAAATAACAGCGATGTGTACACTATCTAGAGAGGGACTATTCGATGCCACGTAAAAAATACGATAAAGATAAAGTTCTCTTTGATGCAAAGCCGAGTGGAGTAGCGGGCTCCAGTTTGAAAGAAGTTGAGTTCTTGCCATCAACTATCGAGACTATCGACAGGGCGCTCTTTGATTATGTTGACGACGCACTAGACATCTCTTGTACCACGAACAAAGGGTGGAAAAAGGTTCCATTCTATTGGGCGGGTGCCGAAAGAGCATATCAGATAAAGCACGACAGGGAATTAAGAGACAATAATGGAGTGCTCATCTATCCACTAATGACAGTAGAAAGAGTATCCATAGTAAAAGACATCTCAAAGAGAGGTTCAGTATATGCTCCCATCTCAAACATCAACGATGCGCAAGGTGGATCTATAACCGTTGGCAGAGTAATAAAACAAGACAAAACCGCCAACTTCGCCAACGCTGATTCAAAAAGAGTCGTCCTCAACGTCGGCAATGGACAAGCAACATTTCCGAGAAAAGAAAACAATAAAGTTGTATATGAAACTCTCACAATGCCTATCCCAGTTTATCTCGAAGCGACTTACAAATTAACAGTCAAGACAGAGTATCAGCAACAAATGAATGAGATATTAACGCCATTCATGACAGCGCCAGGTGGCATCAATTACTTTGTTGCGCAAAAAGATGGACACAGGTTCGAAGTCTTCGTTGAATCCGACTATTCAATAGAAAACAACGGTTCCTCTCTTGGAGAAGATGAGCGAGGATATAAGACAGAAATATCATTTAGAGTTCTCGGATATGTAATGGGCGCAGGTAAAAACGATGTACAACCAAAGATAGTTCGCAGAGAAAATGCAGTGGAAATAAAGATGCCGAGAGAAAGAGTTATATTCGGAGACATAAACGAGAATATGCACCTCAGTGGTAATGTTCCATTTTATAGAGAGTAGTGATTATTTATTTATGCGTTTAGGCTTTTGTTCAACTATTTACTTACGATAATACGAATATAATTACTTATTTCGAAGATTATGTCATATTGCTGCAAGGAGATAACACATAATGCCAGTTAAATCATTCAAATTCATTTCACCAGGTATCTTCATCAACGAGATTGATAACTCACAACTGCCAGCAGTTGGAGCGGAGATAGGCCCAGTCATTATTGGACGCACCGAACGAGGTCCAGCAATGCGCCCTGTGAAAGTAAACTCATTTTCAGAGTTCGTTGAGGTTTTCGGAAATCCTATTCCAGGTGGGCAGGGCGGAGACATCTGGCGTGACGGTAACTATACCACGCCAACTTATGCATCTTTCGCAGCGCAAGCATACCTACGCAACTCAAACGCAGTCACAGTCGTTCGCCTCTTAGGAGCCGAGCAAGCTGGATTGTCAGACACCGCAGCAGGAAAAGCAGGATGGCACACAACTTTAGACAACGATGGAGATGTCGAAGATAACGGCGGCGCATACGGACTTTTCATATTCAACTCTGCTTCGGCTGGAACGGCTGTTAACGGCGCTCTCGCCGCAGTTTGGTACTTGACTACTGGCTCTATTCAACTATCAGGAACATTGAGAGGTGGTGCAGGAACTACAATAGCAGACTCCGCAGGACAACTCTACGCAGATAACGGTGGAGAATACAAAGCATTTATTCAAGGAGCCGCAGGAGCAACCGCAAAAGAAGTTTCTTTCAACTTCACTCCTTCCTCCTCAAAATACATCCGAAAAGTATTCAATACTAATCCAACTTTGACTAACTCTTCAATAACTGATTCAAGCCTAGTTGAGACATACTGGCTCGGACAGACATACGAAAGACACCTTTTGGACGTAGTTGGAGGAACTACCTCCACTCACGGAGTGGTTCTTGGACTAGACAGCGGCTCTTCAAACGCCTCAGACTTCCGTTCAGGATTTCAAGCAGCACAAACTCCTTGGATTATCGCACAGGACATGGGAGCTTTGGAAAATTATCAAGCTGAAGATATGGCAAAACTGTTCAAGTTTCATACCCTTGACGCAGGAGAAGACGAGCAAAAGAAGCTCAAAATCTCAATAGCAGATATCAAGGCATCTACGAGCGTTGATGATCCATACGGCTCATTCAGTGTTCTCGTAAGAGATGCAAGAGATAACGACAACGCACCAGTTGTTCTTGAGAGATACAGTTCAGTGAACTTGAACCCTAACTCTACCAGTTATATTGGACGAGCAATTGGCGATCAATTTCTTGTTTGGGATGATACCACTCGAAGCCACCGTGTTTACGGAAACTACTTGAACGCATCTAAGTTTATTCGCGTTGAGGTAAATAGTACCGTTGACGCAGGAGCAGCCGATCCAGCATATATTCCATTCGGCTCATTCGGTCCAGTCCGTCTGAAGCGATGGACATACAATTCAGCACTCAGTGCTTCCGCCCCAGCATCCTCTTGGGTAACTGGTGGACTAGGTGGAATTCCTCACGCCGCATCGGTAAAGTTTATTGACGGTGGCGCTGGAATAGAATCAGGTGCATTCACAGGAAGTGCATTTTACCCTGCAATTCCACTAAGAGTAAGTGCTTCCGCAGGCGGACTTTCTAATCCAAAGGACGCCTATTTCGGAATCGATACAACTCAAAATAGTAACAATCGCCATGACGAAAGCTATTCAGACGTTGTTCGCATGTTACCACCTGCTGTTGATTCATTTTCAACCACGACTTCCACAGAGTTTTCTTACATGTTCTCTCTTGACGACATATCAGGTTCAGCATCTGATGCAAACTCATTAGGCGTTTGGGTATCTGGCTCACGATTAGCAGGAAACTCTTTCACTAGTGGTACGTATACAGGAGTTTTGGATCAGGGATATAACCGTTTCACCGTCCCACTATGTGGTGGATACGATGGAATAGATATCACCGAGAAAGATCCATTCAATCATACTCGCGCTCTCAACGGTACAGATTCTACAAAGTACGCTTACTACTCAGCCAAGCGAGCAATCGACACTGTAGCTGATCCAGAGGTAGTAGAATACAACCTAATGGCTATGCCAGGTATTTACAAGGAAGGACTTACTTCTCACATGGTAGAGGTATGCGAATCTCGTGGAGATGCTCTTGCAGTCATCGACTTGGATTCTGGATACAGAACAGATGCCGAAAGCACTGCTGCTATCGCAAACAGAGTAGGAAGTGTTTCTACTGCCATTAACAATTTGAGAAATAGAGCAATGAACTCATCTTATGGATGCGCTTATTACCCTTGGGTTCAAATCAACGACACTGTAAACGACAGTCTACTTTGGGCACCGCCTTCAATCGTTGCTCTTGGAACATTCTCAAGCTCACAGCGCAAGAGCGAACTATGGTTTGCTCCTGCTGGATTCACCAGAGGTGGATTGACAGAAGGTTCCGCAGGCGTCCCAGTCATCCAAACTCGTGAGAGACTAACATCTAGAGACAGAGACGACTTATATGAAGCGAACATCAACCCGATTGCTTCATTCCCATCAGAGGGAATCGTAATCTTCGGACAGAAGACACTTCAGGTGACTCCTTCCGCTCTTGATAGAATTAACGTTCGTCGTCTAATGATTTTCGTGAAGAAAGAAATCTCTCGCATGGCAGCAACTGTGCTCTTCGATCAAAACGTTCCAGCAACTTGGAACCGCTTTATGTCAGAGGCAGAGCCATTCTTGAGAAGCGTTCAAGCAAGACTTGGGCTCTCTGACTTCAAGATTATTCTTGACGAAACAACAACAACTGCCGACTTGGTTGATAGAAATGTCATGTATGCCAAGATATTCCTCAAACCCGCTCGTTCAATTGAGTTTATTGCACTTGACTTTGTTATTTCAAGCACAGGCGCAGGATTCGAGGACTAAACTAAACTAATGACTATTTATATCATCAATAGGAGAAACAAATAATGTCAGATTTCTGGTCAAACCCAAACTTCGAGCCAAAAAGAGCCTTTAGGTTTCTTATAGAGTTCTCGCCAAATGGTGGAGACAGCCTTCAGTTTCTTGCGAAGTCTGTAGATCGTCCATCTTACACTGTAAGTTCGAACCCTCATACTTTTTTCAATCACACATTCTACTACCCAGGAAGGGTGACTTGGAATAGCATTAGCCTTACATTGGTTGACGCTGTTACTCCTAATGCATCTAAGGCGTTTATGGAATACCTTACAGGAATCGGATATAATCGTCCAGATACTCTCAAAGACGCCACAGACAGGACAATCACCAAGCAAACGGCAACCGATGCGATGGGAAAGCTTATCATCAAAGAGATGGGAACCGTAAAGGGTGGCAAGTCCATCTCTAAGGGCGAGTGGAGTCTCGACAACGCATTCATCACAGAAGTTAACTTCGGCTCTCATGCTTACGATTCCGAGGAAATGATAGATATTTCAATAACTGTTCAGTACGACTGGGCAAGCTACGATCCAAAAGACAAATAACGCTTGATATATTCATTCAAGTGTGTTATACTATAAAGACATAATACAAACAAATACATTAGAGGTGTAAATGTCGAGAAATACAGGACGCAAGAAGGCTTCTTCCCCTGCGCCAGCACAAGCAGTGCAACCTGCTCCAACTCAAACCACTGGGCTGTCTTACGTGACACCAACAGAGTTCGTAGAACTTCCTTCCCGAGGACAGTTCTATTCATCGGAGCATCCACTTCACAATCAAGAGACTGTTGAACTCCGTTTTATGACAGCGAAAGACGAGGACATATTAACCTCTCAGGCGCTACTCAAGAACGGACTTGCAATAGACAGGCTCGTATCCAACCTTATTGTCGATAAGAACATCAACCCAGACGACTTGCTCATCGGAGACAAAAACGCTCTCTTACTTGCTGCAAGAGTCTCAGGCTATGGTGCAGACTACACGATACAAGTATCTTGTCCATCATGTGGCACCTCACAACAGCACACCTTCGACTTGACTGCGTTTGAAAATAACGAGGGCATTCAGCCTGATGAAAATAGTGACAGCGGCGTAGCGGCGACTGACAATGGAACTTTCACATCAGTTCTACCTCGAACAGGATATACTGCCGAGTTCAGACTCTACACTGCTCAGGATGAGAAGAACAACATTCAGACTTCCGCCAAGAAGTCAAAACATAATCTCGCCGACTCCGCTTCAACAGATTTATTGAAAGTCTTAATTGTATCAGTGAACGGAATTTCTGATAGAATGGAAGTAAACAATTTCATTGACAATATGCCAGCGCAAGACGCAAGGCACCTTAGAGCGTGCGTTCAAGTAGTTACGCCGAATGTTGACATGACTCAATCTTGCGAATGTTCATCCTGCGGCACCGTCGCTAACATGGAGGTTCCGTTTACTGCGGAGTTTTTTTGGCCTAAGCAATGAGTATATGGAGAACGTTTACGAACAGTTCTTCTATCTAAAACATCACGGAGGCTGGAGCTTCATTGAGGCATACAATCTCCCAGTTCAGCTAAGGAACTGGTTCGTCCGACGCTTATCAAAGCAGTTCGAAGACGAGAACGAAGCGGTAAAGAAGGCACAGAGCAAAAAATGACAATAGAGAGCGGGCATTATTGCCCGTTTTCTTTTTGTAAGAGACTATTTATAAAGCAACGACTTTATGCGGAGGGCATAGAATGAATAAAGATAACGATTTGGTTCCACTCGAAATCAACCTGAACGCTAAAGCAGAGGGCACTCTCAACGAGAGCTTTCTCGCAATGTTCGGTGGAGCAATCGAAACAATTATGGCAGGTATGTTCGGAGGATCAAACATCCCCGTGAGCGTAACAGGCACCAAGAAACAGATAAACTCTTTCCAGAAAGCACTTGGACACGAGGCGAAATACCTCAAAGCAATGAAGAAATACGGA